TAATTATCCCTGTGTAGTTGAAGCACCTGTTACAGCTGCACCTAAAGTACGTCCTACTGCTGCACCAATACCACCAATTGGGCTGGTAGCTGCTGCGCCCGCCGCGAACTGCGATAGATTATCGTAGGAAATGATCAGTGCCACAGTCATGTGTTCATTGGTTGAATAGTTAGCATCGCCGTAGTCTGCGTTCTGTACAAAACAACCATACAACTCAAATGTTTCTAGAGTTTCTGGAACCAGTGTGCCATTACCACCGTCTAGCACTTCGATACGTGTAGTAAACTTGTAGTCAATACCTGAACGGGCGGATGCCTGTTCCATGAAATCGAACTGCTTCTGAATCTGTTGTCCTACAAGTTTTTGTACCTGACCGCTAGCATCATCGCGCAATGTCAGCGTGATATTATCTAGAGTGTATCGTCCAGCAAGTTTGACCTTACTGTTATAAACATCTAGAGTCATTTCTTCAAATGATACCTTAGGTCTAGTCACGTCCTGCACCTGTTTGGTAAGTTCTGTAGCAGCGGCAACTCCAAAACCTAACAGTGTTACTCTAAAGCGATATTTTAATTTAGGCATCAACAACACCTGGGTGCTGCCAGCTGCGTTGGTTGTTGGAATACCTAAATTATTCAGTGATGTAATTGCCATTTTTAAATTTCTCCTGTGTTCTTGACACGTAACGGGATGTAAATGAACTCAATCGCCTTCACAGGTTCAATTGCGATATCAACATACAGTTCGTTTCGGTCTATTCTTGACGGAGTGTTGTTGCTTTCGTCGCAGACAACCGCAAAGTCGTAGAGTGCTCTTAGACCTACTAGCTCTAATAATAGACTTTCTACAGCTTGTTTGATTTCATCACGTGTGATTTTATCATTGGGTTCAAAGATATATGGACGAGCCAACTTGTTCAATTGACTACGTAGATATACTACTAAACGTGCTACGTTGATACGATCTAGTGCCGACGCATTTCTTGCACGAGTCTTTTGACCGTGTGCTACTAGTCCTATTCCGTTGAAGAATGGAATCGGGTTGATCTTTAGGTCATACAGTGTGTCACGCTGTCCTTCGTTGAGCGCCACTGTTTGGAATTCACCTGTAGCTGAGTCGATGTAACCAACTGCTGTGGCATTGGTAATTCCGCCTCGACGTGTTCCTGCCGGAGCAAACCATGGGAAGCTGACATTGTCACTGAGCGTGATAGTCTTCAACATCATATGGCTGGCTGGAACTACTGCAGGTGAACCAGCGAGGTCAGTGGTAAATCCGTTTGGATAGTAAACTGCACAGTACTCATCATAAGTTACAATACCATCATCACCGTTGTCAGTGACTAGATTAGCATTGGTACCCCATGTGGTCAATGATGTAGCATCTGAAGCCAAACGCAACGGAGTGTCGCCTACCACAAACGCAGTAACACCGCGATCAATGTTTAGGTTCACTAGATTGCTCAACAGTTCTGGATAACCAGGAGCAGCTATGATGTTAAAGTTACGACGTTCTTCGTCACGTATCTCTTGGCTGGTATCAACCACACTCTTCAAGGCCTGTGTTACGACCTTGCGCTGTGCTTTGCGACCAAATGATCCCGAACCATCTTCATTGTTGCCTGAAGCTGTGGTCCAACGGTCTGTGGCATAGAGTTCCATGCTTTCACCGCTGCCGCTGACAAATGGGTCACCTGCCAGTGTGTCTGCACTGGTTCTTGGATTGTCGCCGGCTTTGTCGATGTAGTTGTTCTGATACTGCTTGACATTACCACCACTGCGTCGTAGATTCCATAGCAGCATACCTTGAGGGTATAATGCAGGATCCGGAGCATCTGGATCTAAGAAATTGTTGGTAATTAGGTCTTCTATAGTGCTGGCCACTGTTGAAGTACCTGTGGTATTCCACCGTGCATCTGCAAATAACACGCCTTCTTCTGTGGTTTGATCTGCTTTGTCCACTAGTTCCCAACGCTGTGCAAGATCAGGTACATCACTCAAGTTGGTATTGTATCTGTAAATGGTTGGATAATTTTCAAGATCTGCTGTGCTGATCCATATATCACCATTGGCAGTAACGTTGAGCTTGTAAGGATTTGAAGCTGAGACTATAGGTAGATACCCGTTTCTCAGTGTTGCTGTTGGAGCTTCGTAGTACGGTGATTCCTGATGACGATAGCCAACCCATGTGTTTCCGTTGTGTACCATTAGATCCACTTCTGAGAAGTTAGGATTATACCATAACTGTCCGTCTTGTGGCTCGTTCAACGGAGCATCAGGAGAAGCAGCAAATCTTGGTTCTGTAGCTGCTAGTGGTTTCCAACCAGAAGCTATATAGCCGCCGACCGCAGATTCTGCAGCGTAGAAGTTTTCTGTGCCTGCTAGTGTGTCTATGTTGTAAGCAGTGAATACACTAGCCACTGCGTTACTAACAGTATCTACTAGTCTAAAATCTCCACCTAGTGTGTGACTGATAATCAGTCTGTTAGATGTGTCACTGACTTCTGTTACAGAGGCCACAATGTTTGTAAATCCAGCTGCGTTGATAGCTGCTGCCATCAATTCTGCATCTGCGCTGGTATTGCCTGCTACAAATGTTATTGTTTTCGCAGCGTCTAGAGCAAGTGTGGTTTTCAGTGATTCACTGATGGTAAATGTTCTAGTACCTGGAGCTCCTAGCGTACCAACTTTGATAATGTTACTGGTGATGCTGGTAGCTGAACCCACAGCAATATTTCTACGCCACAGTCTAAATGTCGCTGTGGTAGGATCAACAGCACCAGATGTTTCTTTGGCATTAGCCTGTGTGAATAGTGCATCTTCCGCGATACCTGCGCCGCCGCCGCTGCGATCTAAGTAATAAAGGGCTGCTGAAGTAGTGTCATAGATTGGTGCTTCATAACTGACCCATGACAGTGTGGCTGAGCTCCAACGTTTGGCTCTCAAACGAGCACCATTATTGGGTTCTGTGGTTTTGATCCACACACTGCCTGTAGGATAACCTTCTACAGATGTGAGATTCTGCGATCTTTTCCAGGTAGGCACAGTTGTGTGTGGACTTTGTTGTATGTCTGGATCAAAATAAATGCCTTCAGTAGCACCTAGTGCTGCCCAGCCGGTGCCTTCTAGGGCAATTGCTCCGCGGACAGTGCTATCTCCTATATTTGTAGTGCCGTCTGAATAAATCAACAATCTTGTGCCTACAATTCTAGCACTTAAACCAGATATCGCATTTATACTTGTGGCCATTGAGCTAAAACTTGTGGTTGTGATCAAGCTAGCACTAGCACCAGCCACGACATATAGTACTGGTGATCCTACTGGAGCTGTAGTTAAAGTTACTATAGGATGACTAGCTTTCCATGCTTTAGAACCAACTAACACCCATTCTCCGGCCGCAACGGGGGTGGTGCCTATATCGCCGTTACCAGCTGATTTGTAATAGATTCTAAAATATTCTTCTTCTGCACCAAAACTAGTGTCACCTTCCACTGTGCGGAAAACCACGGCATAGTCACCAATCTTGCCTACTCCCTCTTTTGGAGCATTACCACCAAATACGATCTTGGATGGATAATCTGCGTCTGTGAGTACAATTGGTACTTTATATGTGAATTTTTGTCCGCCTGTTACTGTGGCAGCAGCACCGTTCCATTCTTGGATACCCCAGGTTGTGGCCTGTGTATCAATCCACCACTGGCCATTTGTAGGATTCGCTCCCGGGGCGTCAGTCTGTGCTTCTAATTCGTCTAGGTCTACATCTGCTCTCACGATGAAAGCAGCGTTGCTTACACCCAATAAACTGTAGGCTGTAAGCAGTCCGTATTCGTTGCGCTCTGAACCATGTACAGGAGTAGCACTGGCTGTTTTCTCAAAGAACGGAACACCAAATGTTTCTGTTAGTTCTCGCTGGCTGGTTATCTTAAAGGCCTTGCCAGCATTGGCCGCTGTGGTACCCAATGCAGTGCCTGTGCCTGCTCCATTGGTTTTATCTTGCGCTGTTGCTA